CGCTTGCAAACCTTCCTGCGGGCTTCAAAGCGAAGGGCGCGAGGATTGCGGACGACTCCACGCCGATTCAGCCGGGTGAATGGCGTGATATTGACGTGGGTGGAGCGGAAATCTCGGCATCTTTGTTGCCTTTGCCGTACAAAGAGCCAAGTCAGGTGCTGTTTGGGCTGCTTGGGTTCCTTGTGGACGCCGGAAAGCGCCTTTCCAGCACGGCGGACATGCAGGTGGGCGACGGAAACCAGTATGCGCAGGTCGGAACGACGCTGGCGCTCCTGGAACGGGGCTCGATGGTCATGTCCAGCATTCACAAGCGGCTGCATTATGCGCAGACGCTTGAGTTTAGGTTGTTGTTTGAGGGGTTTGGGACGTTTCTTCCCGACGAGTACCCCTATGAAGTGCCTGGCGCGAGTCGCAAGATCAAGCGTGCGGACTTCAATGACATGGTTTCGGTGTTGCCGGTGGCAGACCCGAACATTTTCAGCACGGCGCAGCGTATTCAGCTTGCGCAGATGCAACTTCAGCTTGCGCAGTCGGCTCCGAACATGCACAACATGTACGAGGCCTACTATCGTGTGTATGCGGCGCTCAATGTCCGGGATATTGACGGGATTTTGCTGCCGCAGAACACGCAGATGCCGCGTGATCCTGCGACGGAGAACGCGGATGTACTTAACAACATGCAGTTGAAGGCATTCGCCGGCCAGCAGCATGATGCGCACATTGCGACGCACCTGATGATGGGGTTGTCCCCCATTTTGCAGGCAAATCCGATGTCAGCCATGATGTTGCAGCGCCACATTCTTGACCACGTACGATTAAAGGCAGAAGAAGATGTGGAAGCCGACCTTTTTAAAGCGTATGGGACTGATCCTGACCGGATGGTTTCGCAAATTCAGAAAGAAGGCATGATTGCCATGCGTATCGCACAGTACATGCAGGATGTGCGAACGATGCAGGACCAGTTTACTGGTGGTGGCGAAGACCCAATCGTTGCGTTGAAGCAACAGGAACTGCAGCAGCGTGCAGCGGCCGATCAGGCCGATAACCAGATTGATCAGCAGCGGTTGGCGCTGGATCAGCAGCGGTTGCAGCAGCGTAACCAGATTGATCAGCAGCGGCTGGCGTTGCAGGCCGCCAAAGTGCAGACATTACCCAGGGGAGGGCAAAATGCCGCTTAAAAAGGGGTCTAGCCAGAAGACTATTAGCTCCAATATTGGAGAGATGGTCGGGGCGTACAAGGAAACGGGCAAAATCGGTACCAGCAGGCCCAAGAGCAAGGCTGCCGCCGCTAAACAAGCGGCCGCAATTGCTTATGACAAGGCTGGAAAATCGCGCAAAATGGCCAAGGGTGGGGATGTAATTAAGAAGGCCAAGGGCGTGCAGGGGCCGGCGATGATTGTGAAAAAGAAGGATGGGAACCGCCCAGTAAAGATATACTGATCGGTAGTAGCGCTCTCAGCCGGTGCGGTAAACCGGCTGCTTTTCATGGAAATGACCATGCTTGAGTTTGCAGAAGAAATTCTGAAAGAAATCAGAAAGCACCGTCAACAGGCCCAAGACATTGTGCTGAGTGGAGGCATTGCCGACATGGAGCGTTATCGTTTCATGATGGGACGCCTTGAAGGTTTAAGTCTGGTCGAAGAATCCGTGAGAGTGCTTGTTAAGAACGCCACGGGCGACGAGGATTTTTAACCTGAAAGGGGCACCATGGAAGTCGAAGTTGCAACACCACCGATGGGTATGACCGCGTTGGAGCGCAAATGGGCAGAAGAATCGGCCAATAAAGCGCCTGCGTTGGAGGATGCCTATACAGAGCACGGTTTTGATCCTGAGAAGCTTGATCAATCCGTTATTGACACCATTCCGAGGCCGACAGGGTGGCGCATTGCCATTTTGCCGTACCGGGGAGCTGAAAAGTCCCGGGGAGGCATTGTGTTGGCGGAGGAGACCCAGAAAAAGACGCAGCTTTCCACGGTTTGTGGATATGTCTTGCGAATGGGTGATTTGGCCTATGCCGACGGGGACAAGTTCCCGACCGGGGCGTGGTGCAAGGAAGGTGACTGGATCATCTTTGGACGGTACGCGGGAGCGCGTATTCCCATTGATGGAGGCGAGATTCGTCTGATCAACGATGACGAGGTTTTGGGTGTTGTAAACGACCCAGAAGATATTCTGCACATGTAAAGGAGCGCACGATGAGTACACAGACTGATTTGGAGTTTAAAGTTGGAGAAGACGAAGAGCCTGCCTCCGTCCAGATTGGGGAAGATGGCAACGCCGAGTTGCTTAACGAGCCCCAGCCGCCAGAGGTTGATACCAGTGCCGATACGCAAGGTGCTCAAGACCACCGCAATGAGGTGGAAAATTACAGTGAAAACGTAAAAAAGCGCATTGATAAGCTTACGGCTCGCTTACGCGAAACCCAACGGCGGGAACAGGCCGCGTTGGAATATGCCCGCAGTGTGCAAGCGCGTGCGCAACAGCTCGAGCAGCAGTATTTAAATACTGACCAGCAGCGGGTAGCGGAGGCGACCGGGCGTATTGAGACGCAGGTAGTGGCGCTTAAGCAAATTATTCGCAAGGCTCGAGAAGAAAACGATGTAGATACTGAAACCGAGGCGCTGCAGCGGCTGGCGATGCTCAGTAATGAGCAGACCTCTATCCAGAGTCAAACCGCGCAGCAACAGGCGTATCAGCAGCAATTAGCCGCGCAACAGGCTTCGGCACAACAGCAGCCGCAGCCGCAGCAACCGCGTCAGGTTGATCCCAGGGTCGAGGATTGGGCCGAGCGTAATCCTTGGTATGGGCGCGATACTGCCATGACGCACGCGGCATGGGGAATCCACAAACAACTTATTCAAGGTGAGGGGTTTGACGCCAGTTCAGACGAGTATTATCATGAGCTGGATCGCAGAATCCGTGAAACTTTTCCACAAAAGTTTCAACAAGAAACTGCGCCAACCCAAAACAGGCCACAGCGAAACGTGCAGGCTGTGGCACCTGCTTCCCGCTCTTCGGGAATTTCAAATGCGCGCCGCACTGTCAAACTGACGCCAAGTCAAGTGGCAATTGCCAAAAAGCTGGGTGTTCCGCTTGAGGAATACGCCAAGTACGTGAAGGAGTGAGAGCATGAGTAACGTCACAGTACCTAGTCTTAATCGCACGACTCGCGAGGCCGAATCTCGTTCGAAGAATGCGCGACGTAAACCTTGGGCTCCCCCGTCCCGACTTGATGCTCCTCCACCTCCCCCGGGATATCAACACCGTTGGATTCGGGCAGAGGCAGGCGGGGTAGAAGACCGCACGAACATTGCAGGTCGTCTCCGTGAAGGGTACGAGCTGGTTCGTGGGGAAGAATACCCTGACTACCATGTGCCGACGGTTGAAGACGGCCGCCATGCTGGTGTTATTGGCGTGGGCGGGCTGTTGCTTGCGCGTATCCCGGACGAGACTGTGCAAGAGCGTACCGCGTATTACCAAGATCGCGCGAACGACCAATTGCAGGCCGCTGATAATGAACTAATGAAGTCTAATGCTCATTCGAGCATGATCATCGAACGTCCTACGCGCAAGTCGCGGGTGTCGTTTGGTGGTTCAAAAGGCGGCTAATCAAATCTTTTTGTGAAGGAACCATCAAATGGCAAACGTCGATAAGCCCTTTGGTCTGCGTCCTCTTGGCAATCTTTCCGCTACTGGTGGTCAAAAACAGTACGGATATGAGATTGCTGATAACCAGTCCGGGGCCATTTACCAAGGCGACCTCGTAACCGTTTATGACGGCTATTTGGTCAAGTTCGCTCCTGCGACCCACACCGCTGCGGTTGGTGTGTTTAACGGCTGCAACTACATTGACCCGTCGTCGGGCAAGCCGACTTGGAAGAACTTCTATCCGGGTTCTGTCAATATCACTTCCGGCAAGATCATTGCTGACGTGATTGACGATCCCAGCCAGTTGTTCATCATCCAAGTTGACGAAAGCGTTGCGCAGACTCAAATCGGCATGAACGCTGACGTCGTGGGTTCCACCGGCAGCACCACTACTGGTGTTTCGGCAATGGAACTCGACTCGTCCACTATCGCAAAAACTGCTGCACTGAACCTGAAGATCGTTGGTTTGTGGGATGTTCCCAACAACGCTTTTGGTACCAATGCCGTGGTGGTAGTGAAGATCAACGAGCACCTGTACGGTAGTGCTGGTGTTGCTGGCCAAGGAGTCTAATCATGGCAATTTCCCGTGCACAACTGGTCAAGGAGCTTGAGCCGGGCCTGAACGCGCTGTTCGGTCTGGAGTACAAGAACTACGAAAACGAGCACGAGCAGATTTACACCATGGAAACTTCAGACCGTGCGTTTGAAGAGGAAGTGATGGAATCTGGTTTCGGTGAAGCTCCGGTGAAAACTGAAGGCGCTGGTGTCGCATATGACCAGGCGCAAGAGGTTTACACGTCGCGCTACACCCACGAGACCATTGCTCTGGCGTTCTCGCTGACTGAGGAAGCCGTGGAGGACAACCTCTACGACCGCCTGTCGGCGCGTTACACCAAGGCTCTGGCTCGTTCGATGGCTCAGACCAAGCAGATCAAGGCCGCTTCCGTTCTGAACGGTGCTTTTACCACCTCCATCGGTGGTGACGGTAAGCCTCTGTGCGCAACCGACCATCCGACTCTGTCGGGTCCGGACCTGCGTAACGAGCTGGCAGTCGCTGCTGACCTGTCGGAAACCTCCCTGGAGCAGGCGCTGATCGACATCGCTGCGTTCACTGATGAGCGTGGCCTGAAGATCGCCGTCCAAGGCCTGAAACTCATCATCCCGAAAGAGCTGATGTTTACGGCCGACCGCATCCTGAAGTCCACGCTGCGTGTGGGCACTGCTGACAACGACATCAACGCTGTCCGCAACATGGGTATGGTTCCCCAAGGCTATTCCGTCAACCACTTCCTGACCGACCCGGACGCCTGGTTTATCAAAACCGATGCCCCCAACGGCATGAAAGGCTTCACTCGGGTAGCGATCAAGACTGGTTTTGAAGGCGACTTCGACACCGGCAACGTTCGCTATAAGGCTCGTGAGCGCTACAGCTTTGGCTTTAGCGATCCGCGCGGCATCTTCGGTTCGCCGGGGGCCTAAGTTTAAAATCCGCAAGGGTTTGGAGGGGGCTTCGGCCCCCTTTTCTTTTGGCTATAATCGGTGTATAAATCAATCATTCCGGGGTTATCCGGTGTTCTGACAGTCCCGGCTGACGACATGCAGACAGAACACCTCCGAAACTCGCATGTGAGG